TTCCATCTATGTCTGCATCACCTGATATATCTAATGTTGCAGCATCTAATTCACCTGAAAGAGTAATATTAGTAGCACCTGTAATAGCACCATTTAAAGCTACAGCACCATTAATGTCTATTGTAGTAGCTGCTATTTGTATTTCTGTATCTGCAACTAAATCTAATTGCCCATCTGCTGATGAGTTAATGTATATTGCAGTATCTCTAAATTGTAATTTTTCTGTGCTAGAAATTAGTATATCATCTGAAAATTGAAAGTAATCTTCATCTTCCATCCATGTTAAAACACCATCTCCTGTTTCACCATCAAAAGTTACAGCTATATTATTACCAGCAGTGCCATCACCGATAGTTATAGAGCTTCCTAATAATTTTGTAACTGGTCCACCTTCTCCAGCGGTGCCATCATGTGTGTGTCCTGTTGAAACTTCAAACGCTGCTAGAATTTGGTTAAATTCTGCATTTAAATCTGATGCTTCAATAACTCCACCATCAACAATAGCTGATGAACTTTGTCTTGTGTATGTTGCTCCCATTTACCTTCTTCCTCCTGGTGTAAATTCTAATTGAAATCCCTTTATTGCAAAAGGTAAATTAGTACTTGTATCTGTTATTTTTAATGCTACAGCAAAACCTGATCCTTCTACTGAATCTCTTGTTATAGGTAAATCCCCTTGACCATAAGCTGCTGATCCATATGATCCTGTTCCAAAATAAGCCCCACTACCAGACGAAGCTAACGCAATTAAAGCTGGTTGAGGAGTATTAATATCATCGTAATTATATCTTAAAAATAAACTTGCACTAACTTCACCCTCAGGTTCCCAGTTTAAGTTTACTCTTTCCATTGATTTTCTAATACCTGCATCTCCCATAGTCATGTCGGGAGATCTGTATGTAGCATCAATTGCTATTGTTGTACTTGCTTTTGTAAAAACATTTCCTGATTCTTGCTTGTAAATATATCCATCATATCCACCATGAACAATAGTTTCTATATTATCAATATAATCTGAGTCACAAGATGAAACCTTTAATCCTTTTAAATCAGCGTATTCAAAACCTGTACTCCCTGTATTTGGATTTGCTTTTATAACTGCCATTAAACCTTTTGAGCTACCTTCTAATCCAGCATCAACAGGATAAAATAATCTGTATTGAGATTTATTTCTAATTACTAGTGATGTAACATTATCATACCCAATACTATTAATTCTTTCCTGTACTTGTTTTGAAATTGTTCCAAGCTCAACGTCACCAATTCTTTCTGTACCTGCAATAGTTCTTAAACCATCAGCAGATAAAAATATTAAATCTCCAGCTAATTCTTGAATAGAATTATGGGCTATTGTCCCAACGTTTTTAGCAACCTCTGCTAATGCAAAATTACTTGAGCTTGTTCCTGTTAATTTATAAATTTTTCTTTGACAAAATATAAATAGCTCATCCCTAAATACTTTTAAACCTGTAATAATATCACCAACTTTTATTTCACCAGCCCCTGTATCAAAATCATCTTCTGTAAAAGGTCCTGAAAAAATAATACTATGAGTTGCATCTGACATGCCACCATAAAAAACATGGTTAGCAAATGACTTAACAAATTTAGGATTAGTTGGTGCTGTTCCTCCACCTGTTGCATTTATAACATCTACTGCAAAACTTGTGTTAATTGTAAAAGCTGCTGCCTGTCCTGTTGCAACTATAATTTTACTTGTTCCATCAAAATTAAATTTATCAAAATCATAAGTGTGTGTTGTGCCTTGGCTAGTTGCTAAGGAAGTCCATGATCCTGATGTATCTCCATAAGATACAGTTCCACCTCTAGCTACAATTATTTTACCATTAAAAATTGCTGACATCTGTATTCTTTCAGATGCTGCAGAAACTTGAGGTACAATTGTAGAATTATATTTAGTTGTTCCATTAATACGTCTATAACCACCTTCAGTAGAAGGTTCAAAATTAATTAATTGTAATGCCTCACCTGGTTGCATGTCGTAAACATCTTTGTTTAAAACTAAACCTCCACCACATGTAGCATTAAATGGTTGTAATTGAGAAGTATCTGCCATTTATAATTATCTTTTTTTTGCTAAATTTTCTAATTGCTTTAATTCTTTAATAGTTAAATTTTTAGGTAATAAATCTTTTACGGGTGCACCACTATTATATGCACTAATATAGCTATTAATTTGTTTAAGGTTCATTTTATCTGATAGTGCTGCAACTTGTGTATCTCCAGTTTTGCCTGTATCAACATCTTTTGTTAACTTCATTTTAGAACCCATATTATCATTTGATTGTTTATCTACTTTCATAATTCTCCTTTTATATTACGTGTACTCTAGAACCATTTGTAATTCTAGAATCTTTCATGTATTCTTGTCTTGATGCATAATCAACTCTTAATAATCTTAATTTTCTTTGGTAATCTCTTTCTGCTAATTGTGCATGTGCTGGATCTGATCTTAACATGTATGTATAATATTTAGCTCTATCTACAATTAAAGGTCTAAATCTATCGGGTAATGACATTGTATCACCATGTGCTGATAATTCTGTATGTGTTTGATAGTAATCATATTCAATATTATAGTCATCACTATCAGGAACAGGACTTAATCCAAACGATGAATAATTAGGTTTTCTGTAAACAAAATCTGGAACTGCGTGTACACCTTCATCATTTTTTGAATCTCTTTCTTTTAATGATTGTAACCAATGATCATATGATATAAAGTTTAATTTTTTTGTAGCAACGTCATCTCTTGAAATTCTTATGTAATCAATATCTAAGTTTGTAGATGTTGTTGTATTATTTACAGTAATATAACTTGTTTGAGCAGTAGCTGTAAATTTTGTTTCTAAAATTTTACCTGCCCCAAAATCTGAAACAGTTACTGTTGTATTTAAATTTTGTGTTCCTTCTGCAGCTGTACCTACTTGTACTTTTAGTGCTTGACCAACACTATTTGTATCAAATACTCTTAGCTGTAATTTATATGTTTTATTTACTGTAGTTGTTATTGCTTGATAAGCTGCATAATCATTTAATCTTAATCTGCCATTTCCTGTGCTAGTGTATGCTGCACTTCCTGCTCCAGCAATTGTAGTCCAACTATTTATATTTGAAGTAAATTCTCCATTTGTAACTAATTCTTTTGGTTGTAAGAAAAAAGATTCAAAATCAACTTTACGCATATCTGATTCAAATGAATATTCTTGAGTTCCTGCTGTTGTAGTTGTAGATGCAGTTGTATGCAATGCAGGTATTTCTCCAGCTTCATTATAAATATCATGCACAGATTTATTAACAAAATTTTTAACAGACGTTTGTATTCCTCTACTTGAACTAAATGTTGTGCTTGTTAAAGCAACTTCATTTAATTCTTGTAATACATTGTTAGCTAAAGTTAAATAAGTTGTACTCATGTTTATTCTGATTCCTTGTTGTTATCATGTACAAAATTCTCACATCTAATTAATAGTCTTTTAATGCGAGCTTCTGCATCTTCTATTTGCTTCTTTAGCTCTTCGTTTTGTCTTTTAAGAGCAACTGTATCAGATTTATACTCTGATATAATTTCAAGAAGTTGATTTCGTTTTTGATAGCTCATTGAGCATTACAGCAATCTGATCTAATTTATCAGTTTGTGCTGCAACTTTATCTTCTAAGTGTTTTAATCTGTTTAAAGCACTCTCATTATTACCACCTAAATAAATTTTTCTTGGTCCTGTTACCCCTTTTTGCTTATATGTTAAATCGTATGTAGCCATGTTTTTTCCTTTATTTATTTATTAATTATGAGAGGATTAAATAAGGGGGATATAAATACCCCCCTTAAGTTATTACTTATTATGATACGTCTGTATCGTGAGATGCCGCAGTATTATGATCTGTTTCATCTATACCTGAGATGTCACACATAATTGCGTATACTCTTATTTTACCTGCAGACGAAGCTGCTGATAACATAAGTAAGTCTAGGGTATCAGCTGATGCTGCTACGTGTCTTGCTGTAGCTGTTGCTGCTGAGTATCCTACTTCTTTTGCATCACCGTCAACATAAATGTCAACGTCACCGCCAGTTATACCTAAGTCTACTGTTACTGAGTTTGATAATTGAGTAAGTATCTCAATACCTGCTTCCATAACGATAGTCTCTGCTGGAATTGCAATTGCCTGAAGTACATCATTTGTTGCTGAACCTGCATCTCCATTTAACTGTGCAATGTCGATTGTGTTTTCTACCATGTAAGGTGTTCTACCATTAGACGGATGTCCTGTAGTACCACCAACTCCTGTTACTTTATAAGTTGCCATATCTAGTTATCTCCTTCTAATTAACCTATTGTGATAACACCAGAGTAAACTGCTTCTGTTCTTAGAACTTTTCTTCCAAAAACGTGCAATCCTCTAATAATATCTGAAAATGAATCAGGATCTCTGATAAGTTCTGTTTTCGCAATATGGTTTGCAGTTGCTACTGCGCCTTGGTGACCATAAAGGAAAGCATACTCGTTAGAGCCTGCTGATCCAAATGTTTTGTTTGCTGCTGATCCGCCTGATACAGCTATTGCATTAGTAGAGTACATTCTAAAACCAAATAAAGGTCTGTCTGTAATCATACCATTTCTCATAGCTGAAGCTGAGCCATCTGCCATAACAGATTGGTCAACTACTTTAGCGCCTGCTTTTCTAAGTTGTTGATAGAAAGCTGGTGGCGCAACGAACCATCTATTTTCTTCTGGTACATCTGCACCGTCAAGAACTGTCTTAGCTGCTGACATAATGTCTGTTAGTGTGTCAACTGCTGCATCACCATCGATAGGTGATCCGTCAGTACCTGTAGCTGAAGCATTTGTAGATGCTCCACTATAGATTGCACTTAGGACATTGAAGTCATAGTTCTTTTTAAGTGCGTAAGCACCTGAAGAAGTTGCAAGAGCTTCGAAATTAACATGTGATTGTCTTTCTTCGATGTCATCTACTTTAAACGCAAAGTACGAACCTTGGTCGACTGTCAATTGAATTTGATCGTCTGCAAGTGTTTCTGTGTTTACTGTTTGACCTCTAGCGTAGTCATTCACTGTAATTGTCGGCTCTTTGATTATGTTTACTGTATCGCCAAAATTTTCAATTTCTCCAGCGTAATCAGTGTTTGTTATATCTTCAACAACTGATGCACGTCTGAAAAATTTTTGAACCTTCTGACTATAAATTGCTGGAGCCCAATTACCTGACGGTAAATTTTGGTAGCCAGCTGCTTTTCCCATTGTTGCCATAATGTTTGCCTATTGTTTATAGTTATTGTTAAGGTTGTATTCTTCCTTCTCTCATGGCTTCATCGATTTGTTTTTCGTTCTTCTCAAACTCTCTTCTAGTCATCTTACCAATTTCAGCATTAGACCAAATTTTCTTTGTGGGAATATCTGCATCTGTTGCTTTTTTAGTTTTAGAAATTGCTTTAGCGGCTTCTTTTTTAAGATCTTTACTTTCCTGTTTACTTAAACTACTAATGCCCTTGTCCATTTTATATAGATCAATTGCTCTAGCAGCTAATGTAGAGTTAGTTGTATTTTCATATAACCAACCTTGAATTGTAGGATCTTGTTTTCCAGCCCATTCGTGAAAGTCTTCTTCTTTTCGTAAGTTGACAAAATCAGGATGAACTTTTAAAAGTTCTACTTCTGCTTTTTCTTTTGCAATTTGTTCCTGTTGAACTTGAAGATTTTGGTATTTATCCTCCATCTCTTTTGCTCTAGTATCAGCCTTTGTCATAGCAATGGTTTCAACCATTTCATAAACATCGGGATACTCCTTTCTCCAAGCATCTAATTCTTCTTTGGATTTAGGTGGTACAAATTGTTTTGTAGATGATTCTAATTGAGTTCTCAAAGTTCTAACTTCATCTTTGTGCTTTGAAAGAGTAGAATCATAGTGTCTTTTTAAATCGTCATAACGTTTCTTAAAGACTCTATCTTCTGCATTCTCAGGGCGTTCAGTTGAAGGAGTAGCTTTTTCATCGGAGCTTGCAATTTCTTCAGATGTTTTGGTGTCCTCTTGAACGGTTGCTGTTTCTGCTTTTTCTTGATGAAACTTATTTAATTCACCTTTAGCAAATGCTTCTACCTCAGGATCATTTTCTTCATCCCTTTTCTTTTGGTATATTGCCTTGCCTTCAGGCTTCTTAAATAGTTTCGGTTTAGGTTCCTTTACTTCAGGTGAAGTATTAGATTCCTGCTTATCGTTTTCCATTATTTTTTTCCTCTTAGGTTGAGTGCCTTATGGATAAGGGTAGCTCTAAACTTGTTCCATATTTTGTGGGCTAGTCATTAAACCTGCAGTTTCTGTAGGTTGACTAGGTGGCACAGTTTCTTGTTGTGTTTCCATCGGTTCGGTACCACTAAGCACTTCAGTCATAAAATTATTTATAGCTTCTTGCTCATTGTTACCTCCGTATTTTCTCATTGCAAAATTACTTGCAACGGAAAGCGGTATTATAATGTTAGGTTCATTACTACCATAAGCATCCATTACTGGTTTAAACTCAGGTATAATTTTCTCTAACGCTTTTCTAACTGATGGGGATAAAACAGATTGTATAACTGTCTGATCCTCATTAGTTAATTTTTTTGCTCTTTCTGCAAACTCTAATTCCATAGGAGTTGCTTCAGGAGATTCTGTACTAACAGGTTGTTTAGTAGGCACAGGCTTAGCTTCAGGCTTAGCTGCTGGAATAGCACTTAAGTCTGGTGCATTTGGTACATTTGGTTTTTGATTTACTGCACCTGTTGTAGATACTTTACCTTGCATATTATCTATTGCCATTATCTATTTCCTGTTTTTGTTTTTTAAATTGCTCATCATCTGAAATCCATTCTAAATCTTTATAATTATTTGTTAAATCCATTAAAAATGTTTTTACATTGCTTTCAACTAATTTCATATTATGATACTTTGTATATCTTTTATGTAGTGAAACACTACCTGTCATAGAATAAATTAATTCCATGTTATATTTTCTTGCTAAATTAAATATTTCTGCAATACAAATGTTTAAACTTTTGTGTATACTTTTTATGCTTGCTGTTTTATCTGCAACAATCCATTCCATTACAGAAAAATTAGAATCGATACATCTATATAAACCTCCAGCACATACTGGAATATTATTTTCTTCTACTATTATCCCATCAGGTGGTAAACATTTTTTAGGTACTATACCAAACTCATGCTGAGTCCACCATTTAACTAAAGTGTCATAATCTTTTTCAAGATTCCACAATCTAAATTGCATTTAATATATTTTTATTTTGTTCTTGTAATTCTATTGAGTGATTTTTCCAGTTATTAAAATATTCATCACCCTGTATTTGTAATTCTTCTTTTTCGTCAACTTCAAAATAGTCTGTAAATAATATATTGTTAATTAAAATTCTTCTGTTATCAGTTCCAAGTGTGTACACAGTATGTTCTTTATTACCTAAAGACTTTGATAATTTACTTTCTTCAACTCTAAGCCATTTGTTATCTTCATTTACCATATGACTTCCTG